GTTCCACCAGGCAAACCCAGTGGTTTACCAACTTTGGGATCGGTTCACCCGTGAGGCGATTGCCAAGGGCCACAAGCGCGTTGGCTCACAGATGATTATGGAACGCATAAGGTGGGAAACCACCATCAACATCATCGATGCACGCCCAGACGGCGAGGCGTTGAAGATAAACGATCATCACAAGCCGTATTACGCACGGCTGTGGATGAAAAACAATCCGGCCCATAAAGGGATTTTTAACACTAGATCAGTTGAGGGAGATATTGATGCAAACAGCTATTAAGACTTTAACAGAGAGCGAATTTCGCAATCACATTATGCGCCCACCTGCCGGGAGCGTGATCCACGAAATCACGCCAGAAATGGCTAAATTCACGCTTAGTGAAACAAACAAAAAAAATCGGCCACTCACGTCTGGGAAAGTCATTGACTACTCAAAAGATATGTCGAGCAGGAATTGGACGTTGAATGGTGAGACAATCAAGTTTGGATCAGACGGATTGTTAAAAGATGGTCAACACAGGCTTGAGGCTTGTGTCCGTGCAAACACCGCTTTCCCAACCCATTTGGTGTTTGGCATTGACCCCGAAACATTTCAACACATTGACATCGGCAAGTTACGCAATGGCTCTGACACTTTGAGCATGATGGGCGTACCAAATTCTAAAGACGCATCAACGATTATTAAGATGATCATTTCGTATGAAAATGGTTTATCCAGATCACCTAGCGCTGGCGTGTCAAACGATTGGATGAAGGCAAAATACAATAACGAAATCGACCACGCACTGTTGCAGGAAGCTGTGTCAGTAGGCCGTAAATTGTACACGACAACAAAATGGCGCGTTGGCATCATCGGCGCGTTTTTTTACGTTGCCGTCAAAAAAGGTCAGCGGGAGCAAATCACCCAGTTTTTGGATCATATGTGCAAAGGCATCGGCACCAAGGCCCGTGCGCCTGTTCCCTTCCTGTTGGAAAACGTAAATCGCATGAGGATAGATGCTGCATTCCATCTGACCGCACATCACTACAGCGTGTTGTTAAGTCGTGCCTATTACAATTTCAAAGTCAACAAGTCGTCTACCAAAGCTGACATCACAGTGAGCATGACTGACAAAATGGTGGCGTTTTAAATGAGTGATCAAGCAAAGATCAACGCCGCCATCAACGCCGCTATGGGCCAGATACAGAAGCTGGCAAAGGGTGATCGTAATTCGCACGGAAACTACAGCTTTGCGTCTGTTGATGCGTTCTTGGATATGTGCCGCCCGATCTGCGCTGAACACGGGCTGCATCCGCAAGTCGATAGCGTAGGCACTGAAACATTCAGTGCAGGCAATGCAAAACTGTGGGCCAAATTTAGCTACAAGATCGGCATGGGCCATGTGTCGGGCGAGAAAACAGATCCTGTCGGCATGGATGTCATGTTGCCCCTGACGGGCGCACAGACCAGTGGCAGCGCTCAATCCTATGCTGTGAAGCAGTTTTTGCGCGCCTTGTTGATGATTTCAACAGGCGATAAGGACGATGTGGATTTCAAACCACAAGCACCAGATGACGGTGTGGAGGCCGTTAGGTCAGCAGAAGAAGAATCTGCATACGATCTGAAGGCGCTTGAAGACAAAACCAAATCATTCAAATCACTCACCGGGCTGAACGCTTGGATCGGTGAGATGAACCCTGTGCTGACTGCAATGCACAAGGCTAAACCTGACGACTACAACCGCTTTTATGCGTTCTGGAAAAAACAAGAGAAGGACATCCAAAATGGCAGCACCTGAATACAAGGCCGGTAAAATACAACTGGTCCGTGGTGTCGAAATTGACGACAACATGAGCATCAGTTTCTGGTTCAACATCACTGACCCTGACCTGAAGGCGCGTCTTGATGCGTACTATCAGGCGAACAAGGAAGATTTCAAACAACAGCCTGGTCTGGAAATACAGGTCAAAGTTGGCGACACATATCACCGTGTTGCCAGATCACGCCTGTGGCTCAATGACGGCGCACCAGCGCAGCAGCCAGCCGCCCCGGCCTATGCGCCACCACCGCCACCGCCGCCGCATACAAGCGTGCCAGACGCCCCGCCACCGCCAATGGGGTACGAGGCCGCTAAGAATGGCTAGGCAGGCGCTACTGACGGTCAGGGAGGCGTGTGATGCCCTTTTCGGTGAAGGCTACAGCGAGGCCAGCCGCAAGCGCGTCAGACGCTGGATTAAGGATGGCCAGATCGCGGCTATTCAAGATGGTTCACGGTGGTTCATACCGCGTGCCGAAATTGTGAAATTAGGTGGGATTGATGAGCAAACGAAAAGCAGCATGGACGCCTGAAAAGCGTGCATTACACAGTAAGGTGATGAAACGGATATGGGCTGCTAAACGGCAGGCCATGAATGTGGAGCCGCCAACAAAAAACTGGTTGGAAAGAATCTTAGACGTTATGAGAGGGGCGCGTTAGCGCCCCTTTCTGTTTACCAACACCGCGCCAGCCGCATCGCGTTTGCGCTGGCTTTTCTCTTCATCTTCGATGTAATGCCCGTAACGACGTTTGGTAAACTCTGGGTTTGTATGACCCATTGATTCTGATACATCCACCCAGTTGGCACCAAGCTGGTTGATCATATTGCTGGCAAATGCGTGGCGCATGTCTGCCCACAAGAAATGCAGCGGCTTGCCTGTTTCTTCATCCTTGAAAGGGCAGGCTGCACGCATGGGCTTGATGGCTTCACTAAAGTCGTTTTTGCGTAATGGCGTGCCAGTCGTAGACGGAAAGATCAGATCATCAAAATCTTGGAATCTGCTTTTTTCAAGCAAGTCATCCAGCATCGCACAAACTGCCTGCGGCACCTCAATGTCGCGGTCTTGACCTTCTTCAGTTTTTGCATGGCCAATCGTTTGTGTGCCGTGGTCTATGCCACCACGGATTGAAATAATCTGTCTGTTTGGCGAGTAGTCGCAGCGGCGCAAGGCACGCAACTCACCCTGACGCAGACCAGTGGTGATTGACAACAAAATCATAAGTTCCAACTTTGCTGGACTGATCGTCAGATGATTCCGCTGACCATGTTTGAACTTTTTCTCTGCTGCTTTTTTAAAAGCGGCGGCGTGCGCGTCCAACGCATCTGTCTGCAACCATGCTATGAACCCTGGTTGCACTTTTGGAGCGCGTACATCTTTTTTGCTGGGCTTGGGAAGCTGGATGTCTTCAATCGGATTCGCGTCAATCCATCCCTTGCCAGCCGCAAATTTGAAAAACTTTGACCAATGCTTACGACGGGTTTGCATAGTCTCAACGCTTTTACCTTCATTCTTTATGGCTAATTGAATGCACGTTCTAAAATCTTCACGCTCTAACTTTCGACCCAGCCGTTCCATTTGATGTTTGCCGACTGCAACTCCTTTGAATTTGACAGCGGCCAGCAATCCAAGATTGAACTTTTGTGCCTCAAAATACGACTTGGTTTGAAGCAACGCCTGGTTGGCTTGGTAGTCGTCAAGTGCGTCACAAACTGAAAACAATTTTGGCTTGGCTTTAGCCTCAACATCTTGGCCAAGAACAAATTGCGCTTTCAGCTTTTCTGCCTCTGCCTCTGCTTCAGTTTTTGTGCGGAAGCCGCCGTGTGTATTACTCAAACCCACCCTAGTTGCGTTAATGACCCAACACTGCCTTGATTGCCTAAAACGCACTTTTAAATCACGCATCAAACCGCCCCTTAACCATCTGTTGTTTTAAAAAGATAGTTATGTTGACTTTTAATGTCAATTAAATCGTGACCAAAACGTGACCAAAACAAAAAAACAGCCCCCAGCCGATTAAGGCCGAGGGCTTGTTTTTAAAGCTATGCTTGGGTTGTAGGCTGGCATCCCGTACGAGATTCGAACTCGTGTTGCCGCCGTGAAAGGGCGGTTTTAACAGGTATTTGGGGGTAAAAACCTAGTATTTTTGGGGCATTTTGGTTTTCGTTGGTAGCCGTTGGTAGCCATAAACCGTGACCAAACGTGACCAGATTATGCCCTAGCTTTACGCCTGTTTGCAAAGGTCGCCACGTTGGTCGGCTTGCCGCCCACGCCCTGCTTTTTAGACCGCTTGCGTGACACAGCAGACTTGATCTGCGACTTGCTCATGCGCCCTGCCTTTGCGGCTGGCACGCACTTGGGATAGCCACGCTTGCCACGCTCTGAAGATGTGCGGCCACACTTCTTGTAGCCGCCACCTTTCTTAGGGGCGCTAATGTCAACCCAGTCTTCTTTGAACCATTTGGTCAGGCTCATTTGGGTTTCTTCCCGCTGTACCTACCGCCGCGCTTTTTGTACTCGCGCACTAACCAAGCGTTAGCATAAGCAGATGGGTAGACATCAAACTTGCGCTTGGCTGCTGCTTTCACGGTTGCATATAGCTTGGGGTTAGTCGGCTTCGGCCCCGATGATTTTTTGCGGGGTGCCATTAGTAGGACATACCCCTTCTAACACGACGCATTGCTGGCTTTTTCTTTTTAGCTGCCGCCCGTGTAGGTCTGCGCTTTGGCATCACTTTTGGCTTTTTCATCATTCCTGGCATGGCTTCCTCACTTTCCAACTTTACGCATCGCCAGCCGATGCGCTTCTGTAAATGTCTTGCCGCCACGCATAGACCGTCGCATTTCGGCCATATGTTTTGCTGTGTGGTGGACGCTATGGCGCTTCAGCGCGGCCTGCTGCCGTGCTGTGAGTGTTTTCATCTTCATGGTTATCTCCGTGACTTTTTACCGGCGCATTTCCAGCGCTTGCGTGACAAGCGCAACGGGCTGTTTGGATTGCGTGCGGCCTTGGGATGCTTTTTCATTTGACCGGCTGATCGGGCGCAGTAGCTGTCGCCCTTGCTGGTGCCAGGTCGCACCCGTGGGCCACCACCCTTTGCCCTGCCAGCTTGGCCGTAACTGACGCGCTTACCTGTGGCAGTGACCTTGACCTTGGCCTTGCCCTTGGCTGGCGCTCTCTTAGCCATCAGCAACTGCCTTGATGCGGTCACTGATGCGATAGGCGCGATGCGGCGTTTGCTCTTTGGCCCAACGGCTGTCAAGGATTTCGTCAGCTAGGGCTGACCAGTTGCCCTCATTTGCATAGGCGATAGATCGTTTAAATTTGCTTAAAGACGGGCGTCCTAATTGAAAGGCCATATTTGCCAGGCACAACTTTATTTCTTCCGGCATGTTGTCAAAGTCATCAAAGATGATCCGGCAGTCGTCAATGGTGATGTCAATGTCGCTGTCGAAGGCTTGATTGACCCTGTCTTCACTCACTTCAGTGCCTACTGGTTTCTGCCACTCAGGGTCGTCAGCAGTTATGAGGTGTCCAATTCCCAGCGTAGGGTGGCCTTCTGAGCATAGGTACACCTCTCTTTTTAACCCTTCGTCACTGGCAATCTGCTCACGCAAAACATCA